AAACATGGACTAAGAAGACCGCTTTATTTGCTTGATTTCTATTACCTTCAGCTATTGCACCACAAAAACCTGAAAATAATTGATATCTCAATTGATTAAAATCTGTATCCTTTTCAATCGTTTTAGTTTTGTCAATTGCAAACGACCTATGTAATGCTTCTATACGTTCGAATGCTGTTGATTTAGGATTTACTTCCTTTGTTTTTTTAGCATTTAAATAGTATTCGAGTGTAGTTACATTGCTAAACTGTTCATCTACTTTAGCTTCAATTGCTATAGTTACAGAGCTGTTTGCAGTTTCTATAAAAGGGAAACATAAATCACACATTGAGTGTCTACCTCGTGCAGAATCAAATTTCAGTTCTTTTTCAATAAAGGCATCATTATACTTTATTGGTAAAACACCTATAACTTCTAAAGACTCAACAAAATCATCATGGTTTTGATTCATCCAATAATTTGCTAATGACTCAGCTGATCTATGTTTATCCCAATGATAAGCATCGACTAACTTATAATGACTTTCCCATTCTTCGTAAGATGCTACTTTTACTTTTTTATCATTAAAAAAGAATTTTATATCTTCCATAAAATCACCCCATATCCATTATATTGTAACAAATATGTATGGAATTTTATAGTTATAATAGGAATTTATCAATATCTTTTTGTGTAGCTCTTTTGATGGATTGTTTTCCATTTATCACATTCATTTCAAGTTCTACGATCTCAAAATAAGTATCTAGATCAAAAGTTTTCGTATCTTCTACTGTTATACCCAAGTGTGCGAGATTAAAGATGATATTAGCAGTTACATTTACTTCGTCATTTCTTTGTTGGTGGCTTGGGTGTAGATCCTTTTTGAAACGTTCCGAGCATTTCACCTATCGTATTCGTAAGATTTTCAAGTTCGTTTTGATTGCTTAAAAGAGAAAAATCCAACGACATTAAAAAGTCGTTGTATGATTGTTTACTGAAAGGTCGATGTAAGACATAGATGATTCGGAAGATTGTATCAATAACTGTTGATAAATCATCCTCTTTTTTGATGTTTGATTTTTCTAGTTTCTTGATATCGCTAAATAGTTCTGTTGAGAATACATTACGATAGTCAATAATTGTAAATAATGATGAATGAAGGCGATAATCCTTATCACCTAATTTAAGTGTTTTTTCCATGTTAGATTATCTCCTTAAATAAATGTTGGTAATGCTGGAGCTGAAGTTAGGAATGCTGCATAGTTCGTATCTCCCACACCTGCTATGACTCTTAAAATTAGATTGTTTCCAGATTCAATCGGTCTAGCTGTAATGTTCAATGTGATTGAATTTGCTTCAATAGAATCTGCTTTTGATTTACTAGCATCTCCTGAAGGTGTAGCTGTACATAAGAAATACCATATACGTCTTGCTTTGATATCTCCTTGAATTTCATATCCTAATGCAAATGTCTTTGTTTCGCTATTTACTACTTCTACAAGATTTCCATTTGTATCCTCTAAAACACCAAAGATGTCCTTTTTAAACACATCATCAATCTCAGTGAATTTTAAGGTAACTGTTGTTCCCGAGTTAGACACTAGAGTTGCGATTACCTTATCATCAGCATACACTTGTGTGCTTCCACCGATAGCTTCAGTAGTAATCTCCTGTGCACCTTCTAAACGTTTAGGTGTAGCAAAGGTCCAACTACCATCTTCTGCTTGAGTTGCGAGTGCATAGTGTATGTTTGTTAAACCAAATGTGACTTTATTACTCATTTAAAATACCTCCTGTTTGATTTCATATACTCTGTTAACTGAACTGTCTTCATTGACAAATTCAGATAATAATTCAAATTCATATCCCATAAAATGTAGGGATGCTTCTAACTGTTCTTCTAATACTAAGTTCTTCTTTTCAGTGATCAAACTGACTTGAAATGTAGCTACCTTTGCAACAACTCTATCATCAGCATACACAATTGAACGATTACTAAGTTCTTGGTAGATGATATAATTTGTATCACTTTCTAACCCTTCTCTTGTTCCATATGACACTTTACCTGGTAAAACAGAATTGAGTGTGTCAAATAAAGCTTCTAGTTTCTCTTGCATTAATCATCACCTTTTTCAATAATTGATTTAATATCGTCTAACATTTTTGGTGTAAGTAAATCAAACGCTGGACGCATAAAGGGTCTTGGTCCTACATACTTACCACTACGATGTGTAAAACCGAATTCTAGTAAATGTGTCAGTTTTCCTTTTTCATTTGAGAAGATAACAATCGTCTTGTTGATTCCAGTACCTTGAGGTTCAGCAACGAATGAATCTGCGAATGGTTTTGAACCACCACTTCTTGGTGCATGAGTGCTAATATACTTCACAATTTCCTTTGCAGTTTCATCTAGCCTCTTTTCAAGTTTTCCAATAATCTCTTCGGCATACTCTTCTACCATTTTAGATATAGCAACTCCAAGTTCATCAATTGTAACCAATGATGTAACTCTTTCTGATCTTAGACTTACTCAAATATAATTCAATGAACTGTCCGATCTGATACGTTCGTTCAATCTTGTAAATGTTTCCTGCAATGTCAGCGTATTTGCTACCATCGTACAAGAAACTTTGAATTTTAAGTGCTACATCGATTCTTATGTCTGATCGTTTGCTTTCATAATATTCGTTTGATGTAATGCTAAAGTTTATGCCAATAACTTCTTTTGAGTTTATAAGTTGGTATGTTGAAGAACCAATAGAATTTTGAACCAAATCCATGGTTAGCAATTTTATGGATATATTGGGTGAATTAGGATACATTTTCTGAAACTCCATGTGTTAGTGCAATCTGACCAACCAACATATCAAATGTCTTTGGTAGTTCTTTTGCACTCCCATCATTCTTAAAGCCAAAAAACGTCTTCACATAAATAATAATCACTGTGCTAACCATGGGATTTGATTCATCATTTATATAAGAAGGATCAATTCCACAACTCGTCAAGTATGCTTTGCAACTACCAATGTGAGTGTTCAACTCGTCATCAGCAAATGATTCTGATAAAGGTATGAGTAGTGCCTTTTTTACAATGTCTAGTATCGCCATGAGATCAATCCTTTCTTAAACTTTTAATTTGCTTCAGCTATTAAGCTGCAGCTTTCTTTTTAATACGTAGGAACCCGTTATAACCCACTACATTACCACCAGTGAATACTGATGCTTTGTAGCTGATGATTCCATCTTTGAATTTGTAATCAGTTGATTTTCCAATTTCAACTGGTGAAAATACTGGAACTTCATAATTTTTAAGTGCTCCATATGCGATACCGTATTCTCCAGCCGCAGTATTACTATCAGCGATGGCTTTACAATGAGAGTTGATGATATATGGGATACCATCAATAGTTTTGTTGACATAGTCAATAGTATGCACTTTTCTTCCTTCTTGAGTTTTAAGTCCAGCAAATGCACGTAAATCATTCTTATTCAAGATAAGAACTGCTCCACCTTCTACTTCTTCATCTCCACCATAGGCAAAGACAATATCATCAAGTGTTGAATCAGTAATTGCTTCAATCTCTAGAGGTGCTTTATCAGCTAATGCTACTGCTGCATCGCTAAAGATACCAGTGAAGGTATTAGTCGTTCCTGCACCACGTAAAATCTGTTCACTGATTTTCTTTTTCAGTGAAATATTGATGTTACGTAATACTTCTGCTTGATAAGGAATAGCAGGCAACTTTTCAAGTTCTTCTGTGATTTCTGTATAGGCAGTAATCTTTACTTTTGAAATTGTCAAGTATCCAAATGCAGGTTCTGTTTCGCTATAAGGTTGTCCTTCCAGTGTCGTTCCAGCAATACCATTATTTTTAACAAAGGATTTCTTGTACGTTTCTCCACCATTTAGATTGATGACATTTACAAGATCAACAAGAGTTGATACTTGAGCAAATGGTACTGGTGTTAATCCTGAAGCGGTGTGATCAGGTAGTAAGATTTCTTCACTTGACACTTGAATCACACGACTTTCACGCAAACTTGCTGCACGTTGCTCTAGTTTTTCTTTATCAATTTTAGTTCTATTATCAATAACGATTGGCTTAATTTCAGTTTTGCTAGCAATTGCCATTTTCTTATCAATAATACTTCTTTCTTCTTGAAGCTCAGTCGTTTCCGTTTCGAATGCTTCAAGTTTTGTAATATCTGTTTCATTATCGACAAGACCTCTGATTTCAGTCAGTCTTGACTCGATTTCTTTTCGTCTAAGTTCTAAATTCATGATTTTTTTCTCCTTTTAGATTTGTGATTTGATTTTGATACGTTTTTTGATAATGCTTGACTTTTGTTCCTGCTCTACTAACTCCATAGCCTTTAGTTCTAACTCCATAGATTCTAAAGAACGAACATATATAGAAGTTGCATCATATGCTGGAGTATCCACAACCGACACATCATACAACCTTTCAATTTTTGTAATAGTTCTCTTTGGAATTCTACCTTCACGATTCCACACTTGTTCATCTACCGTAAAAGCAAAACTCATCTTATCCAACAACCCGCTTCTGACCATTTTATAGATGTCCTGATTTGTATTGGTATCTAACAACTCAGCTCGCACTTTTAAACCAATACTATCAACAGTTAGTGATAAAGATTGATTCTTAGTTCTAGCGATAATTAAAAAGGAGTCCATATGATTGTACTTCATAGGAACATCCTTCATTTTGGTTTCCGATAGTGCTCTTGAATCGATTTCTTCTAAGAAACCATATTCTTCGTCACCTATCAGCGTTTCATTATTAAAGACT